ACTGATGCGGGTAACGCGGGTTGTCTATCTTCTGGGCCATAATCGCATTCCTCTCGCGTGGACTCTGATTGTGGATTTCGTGATTGTTCCCTCGCCCCACTTCTGGCGCAAATCGGCATACCTCCGATACCACCTCTCGATGTTGTCCTTGCTGATTTTCTGTCCCCCTTCCGAATGACTCCATGAGCCGTCGGTGTCCTTGGTCGTGGAGCCTCCTTCCGGGAGATTGGAGAGCCAGAGGTATGCCTCGGCTTCCGCCAAATCAAGTTCTCGCTCGCTCAAATCGCTGACAAGGGCGCGTGGAGACAGGTGGCGTTTCATAAGGACTGTCCGCAAAGCCTTGTCCGTCAACAGGACGGACAGGCCTTGCAGATAGTCGCGGATGGTGACTGCTTCGGGGAAAACCACACAATCGTTCATCGGTTATCAGCCTTTGACGGTGAGATAATACATCCAGCGGGTCTTGTTGGGCACCGGGAGGCCCGTAAACTCAGACTTGATGGTCTGTATCATATTCTCGTCGTTGAACACCTGACGGATGAGCGTGCGCCCTCCGTCGTAGAGGGCAGTGCGTGCGCCCGGAGTCTCCATATAGATGGGGCGGCCAAACTGAGTGTCGCCTATCGCGCCGTCAGGCACATAGACCATCACGCCCTCGACAAAGGA